TTCTGGGAGCGACCAATGGAATACAGAAGTTGATGGAGTGCCAGTAACTTCGAGTGATTTTAAATTAGACGATTTAATTGGCTCAAGACTAACAAAAAGAACAACACTAGAAAAGTATTTAGCAAGCAATCCTACTATTGAATTTCCAAAAGCTGTTTATATTATAGATAGAATACAGCAAAAATCAAATGTACTTGTTACTTTTGAACTAGCGGCTCCCTTTGATTTGTCAGGAACAAGAATACCTGGTAGAACTGTTGTAGGTAAGTATTGTCCGTGGCAATATCAAGGGGCAAGATCAGAATTAATCGCATCCGACAGGAGAGGGGCTTGTGTATGGAAGGAACACAGCCAGATAAATCATGGAAATAACACGAGTTCAAGTGTATTTTTAAATGAAGATGATGAACCGATCATGAAAAAATCAGTTTTAGGCACTACAGCTTGGTCAAATTCAACTTCTTATGCAGTAGATGCTATAGTTGTAAAAAATAATTTATACTACCAGTCAAAAGAGGGTTCAAATCAAGGAAATGACCCTGAACTTGGTAAAGTATTCTGGCAGCCTATTAGATTTTATGAGACTTGGAGTAACAATTCGGTTTCTTACACCATTGATACTACCGATAGCCGAAAAAACTCTATAGTATTGCATAATAACATTCCTTGGAGAGCTTTAATTGCTCATACATCAAGTAACGCAACAGAACCAGAGCTAGGATCAAGATTTTGGACAAGAGCAGATATTTGTGGTAAACTTCTTACTTCATGTAAAAGAAGATATCAAGCTCAAGGAACAAGTTCAGCAACAGGCACTAATTTTATACAATCAACACAGTTAGCAACCCAAAGAGTTCTACCTTTTGGGGGCTTTCCAGGGAGCAGAAAGTTTAGATAGTGGATTATTTAGAAGAAATACGACAGCACTTTGAAAAAGAATACCCAAGAGAAGGGTGTGGCATACTTTCAGTAGTAAAAGGGAAGCAAAAATGGTTTCCATGTACAAATGTAGCGGATGAAGACAACCATTTTATAATAGATACAAAAGAATATTTAAAAATTGCAAGAACTTCTGATATTATAGGAATAGTACATAGTCACCCTAATGAATCATCAAAGCCGAGTGAACTAGATATAAATAACTGTAATGCAATGGGTAAAAAGTTTTATATATTTAGCTATCCAAGCATGGATCTGACAGTTATAGAGCCAGAAACAGATACTGCTGATCTCTTTGGAAGAGAGTATGAGTTTGGGAAGTCAGATTGCTTTGAAGCAATGAGAGATTACTTACTTACTCAAAATATTGAGCTACCTCCTAGGGCAATGTTTGTAGAAGATTATTGGGATAAGGGAATAGATTACTTTTACGAAGACATGATAAAAAACTGGGGAGGGCACCCTGTGAACATGCAAACTGATTTACAAGTAAATGATGTTTTAATTTTTAAAGTTTTTTCAGAGATAAATAATCATTGCGGAGTCTATCTAGGAAATGATATATTTTATCACCATGCAGAAAATCAACTTTCTTGCAGAGAGTGTATTTATCCAAAGTGGCACAAATGGTTAGTAGGAGCTTATAGATATGCAGCGTAACGTATACATAGAAGGAGAGATGGGAGAACTGTTCGGGAACCAGCATTCTATGAATGTGCCTACAGTGTGTGACGTATTTAGGCTCATGCAAGCAAACCATCCAAACTTCCGAAAGTACCTTATAGATTGCCACGAAAAAGGAGTAGGATTTGCGATAGAAGTAGCGGGAGACGAATTAGATAGCGAGGAAGAAATTCTTCTTCCTCTACATGAAGGAGATATAATAATTACTCCTGTGCCTGAAGGTAGTGGAGGAGGGTTTAAGAAAATACTTCTAGCAATGGCAATAATCGCATTTGCTTTTGTTGCTGGAGGGGGTCTCGCAGCAGGATATTCTAGTGCACTGACCGGCACAGTAAGTGGTGGTATTATTGCTTCAGGAGGATTTGTACAGCTAGCGTTGTATAGTGTTGGTATAAGTTTAGCCATGGCGGGTCTACAAGAAATGATGGCACCAGACCCTTCTACAGACTCTGATCAAGAAGAATCTTACCTTTTTAATGGAAAAGCTCAGAATGTTATTGAAGGAGACCCTGTGCCTGTGTTGTATGGTAAACTACGTGTTCCTGGGCAGCCTATAAACTTTGAAACATCAAATAAGCAGAAACAAACTACAGGATCAGGTCCTTTTCAGCAAGGAAGAGAAGGGGATACTATAGTGAGTAATGACATCGCAGAAGCATATGAAGAGTATCAGGAGGATGCAAAAGGGGCAGCATGAGCACACAAGCAGGATTAACAGCACAAGATAGAAGAAAATCCTCTGTAGGTAATGATATATTATCTGGGCAGGATGGGTCTCGTTTTCAAAATATAACTCTTACGGAAATTATATCCGAAGGAGAGATTGAGGGACTCGCTGAAGGCGGCGCTAGTATATTTTTAAATGATGATCCCATGTTTGAGCCTGGGGAAGCTCCTTTTACTCCTTCAGATACTGTTACGGGGACAGGAGTAACAAATAGTACCTCTGTTACACTAAATGCATCCACTCGACAGACAACAGAAGAAGATGACGGAAAACTCTTCATGGGAGTAGAAGTTATCGAAGCACAGGTAACTTTTTCTGATAAAACTTACGTTATTTCTGGTATTACAGCAACAACTGCTGGATTTGGAGGAACTATGACAGCCTCCTCTAGTATATTTAATACTGCTATGGTTCATACTCCTAGTGGTCAGGGAAATATAAGTTTGGATAATTTAGTGCATGGTGATGCTACAGTTGAAATAGAAATACAAAGTAGTGGCCAGAAGGTTTTTGGGTATATCTCAACTTTTACTAGTGCAACGGAGGTTGATTTTGCAAGTAATAAAGTTACTGGAATTGATGACTATCTAACGGATGATGATTTTGCTGTAGGAAATAGCCATAAAGTAATAATAACTGTTTACTATGAAGTTTCTGCTTTAAGCGGTACTTCTGTAACTCTCGCTTCTAATCCTACTGTTGCATTTACAAATAAGCCAATAATGTTCCAAGGGCCACAGCTAGCGAATGCTCTTCAGTTAAATTCAAAGTACCCAGGCGCTAGCTATCAGTTTCGAACAGGAACACAACTACAGGAGCCTTTACAAAATATAAACGGACAGGGAAATACTTCGGCTCCCTTATCAGTTCCCGGAGGAAACTTATTAAAGAATGTATCACAAACAATAACTACCTCTTCGCTAAGTGCAGGACAGAAGCGAGAAGTTGATGAAGTATCTTTTCTTATAGCGTATCCTCAAGGACTATACGGCTATGATGAAAGTGATGGTAAGGAATACCCAACAGGAGTCGCCTATAGAGTAGAAGTTGGAATAGATCGAGGATCAGGTTTTACTTTTGCAGCAATAGGAGGAAACACAGGTCCGGGTGAAAGAGTTGCAGGAATAGGAAACGCGAATGAGACTATCTATTCTCATTCTACTAAAGCTAAGGCTTCGATCACAGTTGAATTAAACATAGATTTGCAACCTTTTCAACCTTTTACCGATTTTTCCGTAAGACTTACTCGACTTACAAATCATGGAACAGTAGACAGTGGAGTCGACTACCAAAAACCTCACAGACCCTTACGTGATGCTGAAGGTAGTTTGGCACCTTTTCCTAGTGAAGAAAAATGGAAGGGTGTTCTAACAGCTCAAATTCAAAGTGCAACAGCTATAATCAAGGAAAAGTTAAACTTTCCTCATACTTCCCTTGCTTCGATATCCTTTAACTCAAAAGTTTTTCAAGGACTTCCGAAAAGATCCTATGAAGTCAAAGGACTAAGAGTCTTGGTTCCTTCTAACTACGAGACACGAGATGAAAATGTAAATGAAAGTACCTACCCTGGTAAGGTAGCAACTTACACTAGAAATGTTAGCACAGGAGTAATCGAATCAACTAATCAAGCTTGGGATGGTAACTTTCGTCCTTCTAAAATTTATACAGATAATCCTGCTTGGGTTTTTTACGATATTCTTACAAATAATAGGTACGGCCTAGGAGAGTATTTAAACTCGTTAGATATTGATAAGTTCTCCTTATATAGAATTGCAAGATATTGTGACGAGTTAGTTCCAGACGGAAAAGGAAGCAAAGAGCCCAGGTTTACTGCAAACTTATATCTTACAAAAGCAACAGATGCTTATAAAGTATTAAAAGACATAGCTACAATATTCCGTGGTATGTTATACTGGATGGATGGGTTGATGACTCCTATCATGGATGAAGCAAAAGAACCTGTATACCAGTTTTCTAAGTCGAATGTTATAAATGGTGAGTTTTCTTATGAAAGCACTGGAAGCAAAACTCGTGCAAATCAATATGTAATTGAGTGGAACAACCCAGAATCCCAATATAAGCTAGAGCCTTTAATTGTTGAAGACAGACAGAATATTATAAGAACTGGCAAGATAATAAAAGAGAAAGCTGTAGCATTTGGCTGTACTTCAGAAGGTCAAGCAATACGATATGGTAGGTGGAAGCTCTGGACCGCAATAAATCAAACAGAAGTAATTAATTTTGAGACAGGAATAAATGCTGCTTTCTTGATGCCAGGGGATATTATAAATGTATCAGATAGTGATGATTTCAACATACCCTTTAGTGGAAGAGTAAGTTCCTATACAGAGAGCGGAGGAAACTTTCTTACATTAGATAGAGATATAGACGCTTTTCTCCCTGAATCTCCTTATTCTTATACTGTTTCTGTAATTATACCAAAGAATGTTGCTGTATTAAATCAAGACTCTGCTACAATAAACGGGTCTTCTCTGAGTAGAGGAGACATTGTAACCACAGCAAGAGTTGCTTCAGGAGGTTCTCAAACCACCTTAGTAGTTGCTAGCGAAGATACAACTAACTTAAATATTAGCAATGCTTTAGACGACTCGAATAATTCTATAGAGCTTCTTCTAAATACTTCTACTATTGTGCAAGAAAGAACTCTTACTGGAACTGCTACTGTTGATGGAACTGTAGTTCAAGTTCCTGCAGCGGCAGTAGATGGTAAGACAAGACTCCAACTTTCTAGCCCTCTGGACGAAATTAATGCTTCTGACTTATCGGAAGCTATATGGGCAGTAAGACAAATAGATAATACAGGTACAGCATCTAAAACTTCTCCAAAAGAATATAAAATACTTGGTATCACACAACAGAGCGAAGAGGGAACATACCAAATAGCAGCAGTTGAACATTATAACGCAAAGTTTGACTCAATTGAAGAAGATTTCAATTTAGCTATAGCCGATACAATTTCTCCTAGAGAACCTGATACAGGCATGCCTCGCCCGAAGAATTTACGAATATTACGACTGCCTCTAGCAGATAAAGCGGGAGCAGAAATTAGTATACAATGGGATAAGCCAGATAATTATAACTTTACCGAAAAATACTTGATTACACATAATATAACTCTTGACAGACGAGTTGTTACAGTAGAAAGGACGAGCAGAATACTCAATTTGGAAGGTATAAAAGATGGCGTATACCAAGTACAAGTACAAGCAGTAAGCCAATTAAATAAAAGATCAAGGCCAATTACACAGCATGTAGAAATAAAAGATATCTTTGGAGGACCTCCCCGACTAAGAGGAATTATGAAAGGAGGAGTATGTTCTTCCGGGATGGATGTAGATAGAACTAATGGTAAAGTATTCTTTATAAAAAGTTCTTATAGGATTGCTCCTCCTTCTACTAATCGAGGTACAGTAACTGACGGAGCGAGCGCAGCTGTAGCAAAATCTAATGACTCAAGTAATGCTTCTTCTATAAGTCAGTCCATAGCAAGTTTATCAAATGGAAGCTACCCTGGTTTTAAAACTGCGAATAATGTAACGACTGGACAAATATTTTATGACTATTCAAATGCGGAGCACGGTTCTAACGACCCTCTGAGACTTATATCATATAAAAGAGATGCTACTTTAGATGTTGACTATTGGTATGATCCTGATAAGTTTCTTGCAGATGCAAATAGTATTTGGACAAACTTAGCTGGCACAGTTGCAATTACAGCGGGCTCGAATAAAGTAGTCGGTACAAACACTAGCTTTACTAGCTTTGATGTAACCCGAGTTTTAAAATTTTCTTCCACACAAGCAGCAAAAATAGCTCATATAGAAAGCGATACGGTTTTATACATAGATAGGAGTTTTACTTCCGCAGTCAATGCGGGTACGACAGCAGCTATTGATGAACTTGGGGCAAACTTCGCAGAAGACTTTATACTTGGAGAAGTTACCTATAACCCAAATGAATCAGCAGCTGAACGATACTTATTTAAACCTGAGTTTACAAAAGGAGACTTATTAGCAGACAATTCTCGTGCTGTAATCGCTACTCCAAATGTCATGTCCCTTATGTACGGCAGCGACGGGGCTATCAAAACTGATTTCGATAATATAACTATAAAAGTTCAGACAGTTGGGTTCGAAGCACCAAAGATAAAAGTAAACGGAGCAGGTTTTAGTCAGACGGACCAAACTGCTCAGACAAGTTTTACTACAATCGCTTCAGA